TCTTCATTCCGTTGCTTTTTGTGTGTCGATTAGTGGCACAGACAGTCTCCCCATCTCCATTTGCGGCTTATTCTTCGGGAAATGATACGACGCGCTACCAATCCCCCGGAGCGGCCACCAGTAATCCCTCGCTGATCATGTACCCCAAGACACCGGGCGGCACGATAGGTGGCACGAACAATTGCCTGCTGGTGCCGATCTACAGTGCGGTGGGACTCACACAAAGCGCCCCTACGGACAATCTTAGCGACACGTATACGGCGGGACCATCAGTAACAGCAAGTGGCAAGATTGAACTGAAGCTCTGGTATCTTCTGAGTGCTCCGGCAGGGATTAAGACGATCACCGAAGCCACGACCGGCACTCCATCTGGAACCGGGAATGAGCCGATCACATCCCTTGGCGGCTGGATCGTCGAAGTAGCGAATTGCGCAAGTTCTGTTGGCGGCAATGGCACGCTCGACACCACGGCGACGGGATCAGCGCTGACGCTGACGCTTTCTGCTGCTCCTTCTTCGGGTGACATGCCCATCGGGTTCTTCGTCGATGCGAGCGTCGTTGCGACTTTCGACAGTTTTTTCCCGATTACGCTTCTCACGTCACTCACTCCCGGAACTGGATACACATCACGCACGAACTCATTGACAATGGGGAAGCTCGCCGAATACTCGACCACCAGCACCAGCACTTCGATGCAATTTACTCCTTCCGGGACCGATACGTGGGTTGGCGTGGGCATTGACATTAAGGCCGGTTCGGTAGGGAACATCCCATCGGGAGCTTTTATCGACACGTGGCAGGAAGAGCAGTTTCCCAGCGCCACGTCTGCCACCTTCAATTTCCCGTGCCAAGGGACCACGCTCGCTGTCGAAATGACTGCTCCGCCGCAGTGTTTCTCATCGATCACCGGCAGCACTGGGACATGGAACAGTGGAGTATGTTCGACTACCGGAGGTCAGACGGGTGCCCAGATCGCTTACGCAACTGGCGCATCCTGCTCATCAACCGCTACAGTCACCCCCCACTTTAGCCCAGCCGCATCGTCGCCCGGTTTCAGCACAACGCTAATTTCGATGTCGAACACTTTAGGGGTTGATACGAGTGCAACGACGAGCCTCAGCGGATGCTCAGCTTCATCTGGCCTTGTTAGCTGCTCAGGCGCTTCGGGCGCGACGACAGTCATTGATTTTGTTGGCATCAAGCCATCTGCGCCGAACGAGATTGTGCTCGCGGTGGGCTCGCAGGATCAGCACACGTCGAACACGATTTCGACTGACTCAAATGGCCACACACCGCAGGCTGGATACGCGGTCGACAATAAAGCTGACGATGCCCAAGATACCTGCAACGGGTCGACGCCGCCCAATACTCTGTCCGAGGACAATCCCTTCGGGATCATTTACAACACCGACATCCTCGAAGAAACGTTCATCTTCGGCGGGACTTGGGTAACGGCTGGGGGGCTCGGAAATTGCTTGAATGATCCGACTGGAGCGCAAAGTTGGACGGCGGTAGGGGTGGCTTTCACGCCTTCGCAGAAGTGGTCCGGAGTTCTTGCGTCGAGCCGCGCGATCAATTGGTCGAACGCCGGACTCCCACCGACGTTGCCAGACGGAGAGACGACTCCAAATCCATGGACCCCGCCCACAAGAACGCAATGCGTGACTTCGGCCTGCAACACGGTCTCGGGCGGAACGGTCACGGCTTCCTCGATCAACACGGCTTTGGCTTCTGCCTCGCATGGCCAGTATGTTCTGATCCCTGCGGGCAACTTCACCATTTCCAGCGCCATGATCGATATGTACGCGCAAAACGGCGTGACGTTAAGAGGATCAGGTCCGCAATCGACAACGTTGACTCTTTCGGGGAACTCATGGATCGCGTTCTCATACTCGGCCTATGGGAATGGCTTCTGCACGAACGCGGCGGCGACCAATGCCACTATCGCCGCAGGCACGACTTCGATTTCAGCGACCGGCTGTTCCGGCAACGCTCCCCAAGTGGGCGAGTTGATGAACATCCAGCAGTGCGATTCGGGGTTTACGGGAGTCTCGACCAATCCCATCACGACGGGCACGGGCTGCGCGACCGGCTCTTCGTATGACGATGGTGGACTCTATGTCTGCGGCAATACGGATGCGTGCCAGAGATCGGGTGAAGGGATTGGAACACCTTACGTCCAGCAGCAGACGGTTTACATCACAGCGGTGAGTGGGAGCGGAAGCGCTTACACCATCACCTTTTCACCCGGTTTGTACATGCCCAACTGGGGAGCAACGCTCAACAGCGAGTGGGCCTATCCGTTGGCGAGTTGGAATCAGGGCGCGACTGGTCCGGCTCCTTATGGAAATGGCTTGGAGGACATGACAGTCTATGAAACTTCTGATTCGCCCGGTGGACCGGGGGTCATTGCTTTAACCAACAGCTATGCTTCGTGGGTGAAAGGAGTGAGGGAAATTGTCACAGATTCAACCGCCTTCCCTCCTGCACTGTACGTCGTTGGCGATAAGAACTCGCTAGTCTTCAATAACTACATTCGGACGACTCTCTCAATGAGCAGCCAGTACGGTCCGGTAATCTACCAAGAGGGAGACTCTGACGATCTGACGCTTAATAATCTTACCGACGCTTCCCCCGGTTGGGTAGGCTACGGCTCAATGGAAGGCGATGTTGTTGCTTATAACTACGTGCGTGATGCCTTTACCTTCGACACCAACGGCTTCTTCGAACACGGTCCCGCTGGAATCTTCATGCTCTATGAAGGAAACGACAATGACAGCGATGAAGATGATGACACTCACGGAACGCATGATCTGAACACGCGCTTTCGCAATCATATGCGAGGAACTTATCCGCCATACTATGGTGCGCCCCACGCCTCGGGATTAACCTTATCCGCTTTCTCACGCTTCGGGAATTCGATTGGCAATTCAATCGGTTCTACCGATGCCAATTCCGTAGTCCAACTTACGAATTATCTGGTTACATCATCGGGCACATACAACTATTCGTATGCGATGGGATTTGGAGGTCACACAGATGCGCTAGTACAAGAAACAGCGATGCTTTGGGGGAATTGGGATCAGGCGACATTCATCAGTTTCGGAACCGGCACACGTTTTTGCGGTAACTCTTCCAATCCAAATTGGGGCACGATCTGTGCAAACACGTCGGAAGTTCCCACTTCACTACCCGGCGCTGCGGCACCATTCGAGAATCCTGTGCCTGCAACGACCGCTCTGTCTCCGTCATTTTATTTGCCGGTGACCGCCCACCCGAGCGGCGGGACAGGACTTTCATGGTGGAAGGTTTGCACAGTGTGGATAACCTTCCCAACGTCCTGCGGCACATCGCAGACGCAGCCATTTCCACCCATCGGACCTGACGTGACGACCGGCTACATCAATCAGGGCACCGTAAACTATATTCCTGCGGCGATTGCATGGCAGCATCTTCCAGTCGATACAATATATCAGCTTTCGTACACGATCACCGGATCAAGCTGGTCGGGCGGGACTGAAACTCTGACCATTTCAAGCTTTCCAAACGTCGCGCACCTTATGGGCGGCTTTCAGGAGTCAGGCTTAAATTCGGCCTGCTTGCCAACGAGCGGCGTCTCGTATACCGGGCGCTCGGATGGCGAAATCCTGATAACAAATTCTACGAGCACCACAGTAAGTTACGCATTAGCTTCAAATCCGGGTGTAAGCTGTACAGGAACTTTCAAGTTTCCAGATTTGCGCGAATTCGATGAGCGCGTTTATGAAAGCGATTCGGGCAGTGTAGCTACTCCCGGATCACCACTCAACCTTTTAGGAACCGTATCGCCGTAGGAGGACTATGAAAAACCGCATCATCACTTTACTCGTGGCTCTCGCATTTCCCGTCATGGGATGTACGCAAGTCCCGCAGCCATCACCGCAGCCGACCGTGAGCCTCACCTGCACACCGTCGAAAGATGCCACGTCAAGTTACCTATACGTTTTTGCCCGCGCGGTGTGCTCCAGCGCAACCAGTTGCCCAGCCAATACCGCAGGGAACACTGCCTACTCGGCGATCAACCCATCCGGGAGCGCGACGTGCGCCATTACAGACCCCACTCCTCCAAGCGGATTTGTGACCTACACGGTCAGCGAAGTGAATGCGGGTATTACCGGTCAGCCATCTGGACAGGTGAACAGCGGCGTGCCGCTGACTGTCCCCTCGTACCCCGGAACCCCCGGAACCCTCAACGGCACGCAAAGCGCAGCTTTAGCACCACCTCTAAAGCCTGATGAGAAGCCGTTGCCGCAAGTGGCGTCGAGCAAGATCGGTACAGCGACCAACCTGAAAGGTAAAGCAAACGCCGGTATCTGATTACAAGAATGCAATAGGCGCGATGAAACGCTGATCCGATCACGTGGACGGAGGGACAATTGGGACTCGAAGGCGAAGCGGCAGCGTTTACGCGTACTGACAAGAAAAATCTCGACAGACTCGTTCAGGATATGTGGATTGGACGGGATACGAACAACCCATCGGTCACGACACGCCTCAAAATTCTTGAGGAGGATCGAGACAAAGTGATTACTGTCCACGTAGCACTTTTCGGTGACGAAGACCACGAAGGATTCATCGTGAAGTTCGAGCGCGCGTTGGGAGTCTTTCGCGGAGGAATATGGGCGCTGACAATCTTCGGAATTGTGTTCATGGCGATATTCGGATATGCGCTGACGCTGATAGTTCCGGCAGCAAAACTGGTCATTGATGACTACTATGCCCACCATCCAACCGCGAAGCAGAGTATGATCCTTCCGTATACGAATGCGCAGGATGCGGGCGCACCGCCACAGAACCAACGGTACGAAAACAGAAGGTGAATAAATGCCAGACGATCCTAATGGACCCAATCCTAATCCCAGCGGCCCCGATCCAACGGGGTGCGGCGGAACCGGCCAGCACGCCTGCAATCCAGACCCATCCATCGTCATCGACGGCGTGAAGTATTGGACCGAGGAGCAGATGACGGCACAGTCCAAGAAGAACTATGCCAAGGGCCGTGCGGAGGCAACGGCGTAACCCCTTCCCATGCCTAAACTCTCCAAGCTCATATCGCGCATCGTCCGATTGGAGACTCAGCGAGAGGACCACGAGAAGGTTCACGAGCTAGAAGAGAAGGCCCGCAATGTTGCAGTTGTTGAGATGAACCGCCGCCTCGATGACCACAATGATGTGATCGCAAAATCGGAATCTGCACAAGCCAAGTTTGTAGAAATGGGCTGGTTTGAGCGTACCCACAAAGAACTCATAGACAGCACCAACAACACATTTACTGATGTGGATAAACGCCTGACCTCACTTGAAGCATCTCGCAACAAGATCATCGCCGTGGTGGTTGCATCGATGGTATTCGGCGGATTCATTGAATGGCTGCTGGGAATCTGGCTAAAAAAGCCGTGAAAGAAATAGCTTGCGTTTGCCGGTAGCAAGCGCGAAACTGGAGGAACTATGAAGAACTGGAAGACGACTGCGGCGGGCATCCTCAGCGCCCTACTCGGCATGTCCGGGCCAACAACAGCACTACTGGCCGCTCTTCAAGCGATGAAGACCACACCGGATTACCGGCTCGCAATTTGGGGCGCAGTCCTCACATTCATTTTCGCAGTGCTGCGCGTGTGGCTCGGCTTGATCCAAAACGATGCACCGCCGAATCCATAACGGCGAAAGGCTGAAATGGCACACTTCAAGCTTGGCCGCAAGGCACTCGTAACCGATTCTCGAACGCTGCGTCTCGCACGCTACTTTTCGCCGACTCTCGCTCCCCCGCCCGCCAGCGTCGATTGGACGAAGGGGATTACCCAGTGGGGCATGATGTTGAACGACACGCTTGGCGACTGCACAATTGCGGGAGTCGGCCACGCCATTCAGGTATTCACCGCCAACTCAGGCAGCGAAGTCACACTTCCAGACCAGACCATCCTCGACTACTACGAATGGTGGGACGGCTACGTGGATGGCGACCCTTCGACTGACAACGGCGGGATCGAGCTGCAAGTTTTGAATAAATGGAAGAAGAAGAAATTCTGGGGACATCGGCTTAATGCCTACGCCGATCCGGATGTGTCGAACCTGACGGAACTCCAGCAGGCGATCAATTTATTTGGGGGCGTATATATTGGCCTAAATGTGCCCCAATCCGTGATGAACACGGACGACGATCCATCTGTCCTGTGGGATGTGACGGGGGACGATTCGATTGTTGGCGGACACTGCTTATGCCCAGAGACGCGAGTTCTCACCGATGACCTTCAGTGGGTCCCAATCGAGTCGATTAAAGTTGGTCAGGTATTGACTGGTTTTCAGGAACATTCGCGTACATCCAGCACTGGCGCGAAACGGAAATTTGAATCTTCTGTAGTCGAAGCAGTCGCCGAATTCTATTTGCCATGCTACGAATTAGAATTTGCTGACGGGACTGTCGTTCGCGCTTCGCATGACCATAAATGGCTCTGCGTAAATGGGAGCAAATTCAATTGGATAGAAACGGAAAAAATGCGCCCACAAGGCCCAAGCGGGAATTATAGTACATCAGTCTGGAAAATCTGCGAAGTATGGGACGAGGATGTGAGTAAGGAAGCTGGGTACCTAGCCGCAGCGTTTGATGGAGAAGGATGGATCGATAGGAATAACAGAGATGGCTTAGGGAACGTTACAAAACTAGGCTTTGCCCAGCGTCCGAATATTATGTGGGATGAAGTCACAAGCGTATTGCAGGAAAAGGGATTCAAATACCATTCTTGGGACAAGAAAGGCTCTTTTCAGAAGAGTGGGACGGTAAACCATTTGACAATATCGCGGCGAGCCCAGTTTCTTAAATTTCTTGGCGCTATACGCCCCAAGAGGCTGCTTAGTGGTTTTAGCCCTTCCAGACTCGGGGCTGTTTCCGGAATCCAAAACGCCCTGATCCGTAAGACTCCTATTGGCAACAAACGAGTGGTTGGACTACAAACGAGCAGCCGAACCTTCATTGCCGAAGGTATGGCGTCACATAACTGCGTGTTCGTTCCAAAGTACACGCAGGAAACTTTCACATGTATCTCTTGGGGCCAGTTGTACACTATGACCGAGGCGTTCTGGCTCAAGTTTGTCGATGAATCGCACGCGCTTTTGAGTCCTGATTTTTTGGGTGCCAACGGGCTCGATCCGCAGGGATTCAATCTCAAACAATTGCAGGCCGACCTCGCGGCCATCGTTTAAGGGAGCACTATGAATCGCAGAATGTTTTTGAAGATGTCCAGTGGCGCGGCAGTCGCAGTGGTGATTCCAGTGGTGATTCTGCCAACCACCGGTTGCGCTTTCTCGGTGGTCGACACGCTCGACACGATCATCGAAGCGGTGAGTGGAATTCTCAGCTACGTGGGCTCTTCCGAGCCTTGGGCCGTGACGCTCCAGAACGCGCTGACCAAGTTGGAGCAGGTTGCGGCGACATGGACGACAGGCAGCGATGCGGCCATCTTGATCGATGCGCTCAATGCCGTCGAAGCGGTGCTCGCAGTGATTCCTTTGACTGCTGTGTATTCGCCGCTGATCGATCTCGTTGTGGCTGGCGTGGAGGCAATCATCAACTACTTCGCGAAGAACACGCCAGCGGTTGCGCTCAAGGTCGCGGCGCGTAACGCCAGACACAATCCGCGCATTGGCCGGGTCAAGATCATGGCTCCGCACGCTTTCCAGACGCCCGTGGGTGCGTTCAAGCAGCAGTACAACGATGCGGCCATTGGTTGCGGATGCCCGCAGTTGAAGTTGAAGTAGTTCTGGGTGGTCGATGATCCGCATCGACATGTTCGACGGTGCGCAGCCAAAACGCGGCGATCTCGTGCAGACCAACTGCGGGAATCGCCGCGAACGCACGTGGTTCGTCATTCATGCGCGCAGAGTGAAACGGCGAGAAGAGTCCGTCCCGCGCTACGAGTTGCACATCGTTCGCTGGTACGACATTGAGCCGGAGATGCGGATGAAGCTTTTCCGGAGCGCTGAGCGCCGTGGTGGACAACTGGTAATCACCTTCAAGCGGTATCCAGCCAAGCGCAAGGCGAGAACCTTCGAGCAGTACATGGGAGCGCGATGAGTGTTCAGGATGTAGCAATCGGAGCGCTGTGCGCGTGGCGCGAGAATCGCGGCGGTCAGCCGCAACCTGACGCGATGCAGAGCGTCCTGAATGTACTTGTGAATCGCGCCAAGCAGCGTGGGACGGACATCTACACCGAGGCTACCCGCAAGCTACAATTTTCCTCCCTGACGGCACCCGGCGATCCGCAGCTTGACCTGTGGCCAAACGAGGCCGATCCGCATTGGCAGCAAGCACTCTTACTCGCTCAGGACGCCGAGACGGGAAATCTTGAGGACATCACCAACGGGAGCACGATCTACTACGCCCCAGCGGCCATGGCGGCGAACGCGGTGGTTCCCTACACACTCCCGAATGGCACCCAGACTGTGTTTCCAAAGGACTGGAACCAGAGTGCGGTGAGCTACCAGTGCGAAATCGCGAATCAGTTGTTCTTTCGGAAGGCATGAATTGAGCGAGAAAGTGCAGGAGTCAAACGAAGAATTCCCTGATGAGTTAAAACCGTATCGTCATCTTGTCCCTGAATGGCAACTCTACAAGCACCTTTCCGAAGAGGAAAAGATGGAGTTTATCCAGTTTCTCGCGCGGACCACAGGCGCATCGCAAAGCGTGCAATAAGGGAGGAGTTGAGCCCGTGCCAGTCGAGACATTCAAATCCGAAGGCGCTTACGAGCGTTGGAATGCGTATCGCCATATTCACGGCATCAAAGCTCCGGGGTTGAAAACTGTTTGCATCAAAGGTAAGGGTTGCCACAAAGTTAAGCACAGCGCCAAAAGCCACCCAAAACGCAGAGGGAAGAAGAAAGCGCAGAAAAAGAGAGTATCGTCAAAGCGCTGATTTTCCGTGACAAGCAAGCTCTTTTCGGGTATAAATTCACCATCGAGAAACGTGCCTTTCTGATCTCTGGGGGGATCAGAAAGCCCGTGGCCGTCTGGCGATGCGCTTCGAGGGGAAGGCCAAGCATGGCAACATCAAGAAAGCGAAGGGCAAAAAGAAGCATCACCACAAGCGCGTGTCGGGCAAGGCATGAACAGCGAAGTCTCATCGACGAATCTGGAGTCAGTCGGCAGGAAGAAAGTTTCGTGCGCCTGCGCTCCGAAGCGCACCGGAAAGAAGACGAAGAAGGGGCCGCGCAAGAGGATCGCAGTGAAGAGGTGAGAGATGGCGAAGCGTAAAAAGTCACGGTCGAACCAAGCCAACGAAATAGCCGTTCCAAGCACCGGCAACAGCAGGATGCATCTCGGTATTGACACCGCTGAAAATGGATTTGTGATCCGCGTAAGCGGCGATAGCGGCGGGAAGAACCCGAAGTACACCGAGAAAACGATGGTCGCCACATCCCCAAACCACGCGCTCCGAGTGGCCGCATCGCATCTTCGCGGCGGCGTCAAGAAGGCCCACGGCAAAAAGGGCGGCAAGAAAAAATTCGCTGCAAAGAAAATGTAAGATGACAAATGGGAACATATTCTTGGCTTACGTTTCTCACCGCACGCCAGCAGCTTGCTGCGCGGCAGTACGACCCCAATAACCTCTTCTGGGCCGATGCCGAGAACGGGATTTCCATTCAGCAAGCGTTGAGGATGTTCAACGTTCTCACCTTCACGTGGAAAACCAACTTTGCTTTCTCCTCCGCAAATCTGTGGAACTCGCTCGGGCTGATTGCCGACTCGCCCCGCCTCCGGACCATCACCGACACCTACTGCTACACCGACATGGAGTACAAGCTCCTCGAACCGCCAACGGGTGGAGTGTGGACGGGAACCACGCAGTTCTCGATCTCCGACCTCTCTCAGGCTCTCCAGCGGCGCAGAGACGAAATGCTTCAGGTATCGAACTGCAACCAGAGTTTGATGCCCAACATCCCGCTGACGCCGAACACGACCGTGACCAACCTTCCCGACACGGTGATCGACGTCGCCCGGACCCGGTATTTGCCATTACAGACGAGCACCACCGGAACCGCCTTGCAGGGCGTGAATGTGGTCAACGTCGCATCGGTCACGGGGATCGCCATCGGTCAGCTTGTCGTCGGGAATGGAATACCTTATCCGACCACGGTCGCCGGAGTCGGAAGCGCCTCGATCACACTTTCGCAACTCACCACCGGGCCAGTCTCGGGTTCGCTGGGATTCTTCACCGCAAGCACTCTGTACCGGGACGACACCATTGCGCAGGAGTTCTACGAGGCACCGCTCTACCAGCAGGATGCCGGAACGCCGACAACCTTCAGTCTTTCGTCGGAGCCGCCTCTCTCGTGGCTGGTAGACATCCCGCCAGATCAGGCCGGGGTGTACGAATCGGTCGTCCTTCAGTCAGGAGCAGCCTTTGCACCGCCCGCGAGCACGCTTATAGGCATCCCCGACGACTTCGCATGGGTTCTGGAGTGGGGAGCCCTCGCGGACCTGCTGGGGCGCGAATCTGAGGCCACGGACAGGGATCGTGCGGCATATTGCCTGCGTCGGTACCAAGACGGACTCAACCTGCTCGTGAAGACCCCGTGGATCATGCTGGGCAAGGTGAACGGAGAAGCTGTCAACATCGATTCCATCGAGGCGACAGATCGGTACGATCCGGAGTGGGATTCAAACCCGAATGGTTTCGGGCCGGTGATCGTGACGGGAGGAATCGACTTCCTCGCCGCTCCGGTAGGCTCCGGCGTAGGCGTGACCGTGCTGGGCAATGCCCCAGTCCCAGTAGCCGATGGGGATTTTGTGCAGGTGAGCCGCTCGGACTGGGACATCGTGCTCGATCTGGCTCAGTCGTTCAATGTTTTCAAGCAAGGCGGAGCGGAGTGGAAGGCTGCTCTTGAATTGGAGGCGAGAGCGATTCAGGCGTGCGCTGCTGAAAACACGCGGATCAAGAGCTACGGGTGCTTCTCCGACATCCTCGTCCAGCGCGGACAAGTGCAGGAACGCAACCAAGAGCGGTACAAAACGGCAAACGAGAAGAAGGCTCAGTAATGGCGCTAAATTTCAAAGGCATGAATTTAAGCGCACCAATCAATAGATTGGCGGCGAGCGTGTGCGCTTTAGCCGTGAACATCAGAGCGTACCTTTTTGGTGGTTTTGCTCTGCGCAATTCGCTGACTCCGCCGCTGGTCCTGATGAATGCAGGATCAAATCAGGTCGACGCAGGCACCACCGCATTGAGCGGCTCCGGGGCCGCGTGGGGGAACCCGGCGAATATCTTCGACACAGGATTTGTCAATTACACAAGCCTTCTTCTCGGCGGAGGCAATCCTACTGTATCGCAGACGCTCAACGTCACCGACTTGGGATTTGCAATTCCCGGCAGTGCGACAATCACAGGGATTCAATTCTCACTTCAAAGCCTTCCGGCAATCGGGCACGGCGTCGCAGTTACATTTCAGCCGACACAGAATGGTGTGAACGCTGGAACCCCTACAACTCAAACGCTCGGTACCGCTCCGGGGGGACCGGTAACAATCGGAGGACCGGGGAACCTCTTAGGTTTTGCATGGACACCAGCACTCATCAACGGAGCGACAGGTTTGGGGCTCAATATCTCCGGGTCTGGAGGAGCGGCCCACACCTATGCGGCCTGCGAGCTAAACTCACTCGTCATCACGGTTTTCTACACCACCAACATGACGATGATTCTGCCCGCGCCTCCGCATTCGATTCGCAGGTTGAATGACTCAACACCAAACGGTCCGTCGTCCGGATACGCGTTGGTCGTCGGGGCGGGAACGGACATATACCTCAACTCGACACAGGTTGCTTCCGGACTCTCCGGCAATCAGATTTCGCTCATTCCTTTCCGCCCGAATGCTTCAGTCCAGCCGTGGATGTACTGGGCTGATTCGGCAGCGATGGGCAACGTCACTCTGAATACGAAATACCTCATCAATGGCAAGCCAGTGAACTTCGTCTCAAACGGCATGGGCAAGACACGCTCCGATGGGTTGACGTACAAAATGGGAATCGAGGAGCCGCAACTCGCTCCTATTATCTCTACCGCCCCCTCAAGCGTTTCAGTTGGTGGTCTGTTGCAGGCGACTGACATTCCATGGACCAATTATCTCGGGCAGAACCCCGGATATGACTACGGCGAAACAAATGGGGCTCCAAATCCGGGTAGCCCAAATCCGATTGACGGCACTCCGCCATTCATTGTCGATGTGGCCAACGCTTCCACAGTGACAGTGACGTCCATCACTGGCACGGCGACAATCAATGGTGCATCGGCTGTTCCTACCAGTCCGGGACCAACGCCGGGATCGACGAACCCCGGTGGGTACGTGCAAGTCGGAGGAGTGGTTCCCGGCACAGTCTCCGTTGTCGTCGGGGCATTCACAGATGGAGATGGTAACGTAGTCGCCCTCGGCGTAGCGCCGCTCTACATCACATCGGTCGTCGACGTCGGTGGCAACATCGGCGTGGCGATCCCAGTTCCTTACGGCGCGCAACAATTCCAAATCGGCATCAACTCCACAGGAAACACGTTCAATGCAAACTCGGGCTCTTTCCAGATCGAAGTTACAGTGACGACGAATGCGCTCCCCACAGTCACGTCGATTCTCGGCGATTTGACTTGCGCATATTTTGACGATTCGCCAACCTCCGGTCCAGTAGCTTCGTATATCTGGAAGAATCCGGATGATCCCGGAGGCTCGGGACCAACGCGCTCTGTCTCTGATGCGGTAGGCACAACGACAGGTGACTCCTTCATCTTCGATGCCACATTCACGGCTGGAATTCCCGGACTACCGGGAATCGGCTCGCCCACTGTACCGATGCTGTGGACAGACCTCAATCCTGATTCTGTCGCCGTAGGTTCAAATCCGATCTTTGCCGCACCACTGACGAAAACAAATCCGACGAACACACAGTTCGCCAACTTCAACTTTTGTCTTACAGGGAATATCTACTTCCCGTCTGCCGGTCTATTCACGCTCGTCCTCACGAGCCACGATGATGTGATATGGGGAATCGGCGGCGGCGTGTCGCTGGTATCCGCCGTGGCGTCCGGCGTAGGCGAGGGTGGTGGCGTGGCCATCTCTGGATACGGCCAGACGATCACCGTGGTTGGTGGTTATCCGCTCCTTCCGAGACAAATCTACACGAGCGGGTTGGGAGGAAATTACGCACAGACAACGGTAGTCGTGAGCGTTCCAGCGGCAGGCATTTACCCAATCGAACTCGACTTTGACTACTGGTTTCACTCAGGAAGAATTCTTCTGCTTGAGGGATCGGCTACTGCGGGTGGTCCGCCAACGATCATCCCGCCGCTTCCCGCGAGCGTAAGGCAGGAGACGCAATATCGGTACGTGTACAGGTCCTCGGCCACAGGAGCATTGTCGAATCCATCTCCGGAGTCAGCAGCCGAGACCGTGCCTGTCACGGCGAACACTGTCACATCCTATTGGTCGCCCGATCCGCAGGTAGATGTTGTCGACTACTACCGCATCGATTCAGTGACCTCGGATTTCACTTACGTCGCCACAGGACCTAACGACAATCTAGGACCGGGTGGAACGAATACGCCGATCACTGATTCCTTGCTCGATACTGAGCTTGGATCACAGTTGCTCGAATATGACAATTTCGAGCCATTCCCATCCATTGATCTGCCTCAGAAGGGAATATGTAATGTATCTGGCGGTGTCATCACATGGGTCTCAGGCGGAGCTATCGGTGGAGCGTTCACAGGATTCAATATCCGCTGGCTGGGTGGAACAGTCATCCTCATCGGCTCCCCTACATCGCTTGCATATACACTGATCGCGCGACCAACATCGACGACGACGATCACGATCCCAGATGTTCCGGATGGAACGAATCTGGCTTACGAGATTCCCGAACCAATTCTCGCCGCACAACCACTGCCCTATGTTGACGGGCCTACGGACAATATCCCGTTCGCAAATGCCGTTGGCGATCCGCTCAGAGGAGGAACTTTCTATTGGTCGAAGGGGAATAACCTCGACTCCGCTCCGGATACGAATCAGCAAGACATCACCGATCCGTCCGAAACTCTGAACAACTTGGCGATCACCACAGGCAAGGTGCTCTTGGGATCGATCAAGCGTTTCTGGGCCATCCTGCCTAACTTCTTCAACGCGCTGGCAACAGCTACCGGAACTTCAGGATCAACATGGAGCACAAGGCTCACTTCAATCGACCGTGGCCTCTTTATCCCACGCTGCATCTGCGTCTCTGGCGGTGGAGGCGTGTTCTTCCGTGTCGATGATGGGATTCATTACTCGCCATCGGGCATCTCGTCAAAGTCGATAACCGATGAAACGCTCTATCCGTTATTCCCGCATGAATCGCCCGGAGCGGGCGCTTCTTCCCCGCAGCCAATCACACGCAATGGAATCACAATCTATCCTCCCGACGATACGAAGCCGCAGCTACAGAAGATGGCATTTGTAAACGGGTACATGACGTATAAATATTCCGGAACGGACGGCAATCCGCACACGCTGGTTTTCGATGAAGCTGCGATGGGGTGGATATGGGACATCAAGAATCCAGAAGCCACATGCTACGCGGCTAATGAGGGCGAGAGCATCCAAGGTACTCTGGTAGGATGTTTTGACGGATCGGTAAGACTTCTTTCGAGTGCTGGAACTGAGGTAGTGACGGGCACGGCTCTCACTGCCGCCATCGGCGGCGTGGGATGGAATCACATGTACGAGATAACCATCGAGTACGAATCCAAAGCAGCAGTGACATTGAGCTTCATCGCCGCCGATGTGAATAACGGAAGCTATGCCCCAAATCCGATTGTGCTTCCAGCAACAGCCGGTGGTCCGACGAAGTTCACCACGAAAGTGACTGCGAATAAGTGGCAACTACTACAGGCACAATTTCAGTCTGCCGACCCAGCCATGGCCATCTACCTAGAGGGTGTTTTCGGCAACGTAAAGGATTGGGGAACTACGGCAGGATACAGACCGGTGAATTTCTTCATCCCTGCGGGAGGGGCCGGGGGTCAGCCATGAAATTCGGTTCGATCACATCGCGGCGTTGCAGGAGGTGTGGCGTAGTCGGTACGTCACAACTTCCCGACACTCCCCTGCACAGGGAGAAGAATAGTCATCGCCTCTGCGTGGGTTGCACCAACTGGCAGAGGAAGAATCCGAAAAAGGGAATCAGGAATAAATGAGCACCAATATTCCAAGTTTTCGATTGCCGGTAAACGTGCGCGGCCTCGTGGACGATAAGGTAGCGGAGGCTATCGAGAACCATGACGACGCGATCACCGATTTGCAGCAGGCGATCTCTCCTCTTGCCACCCAGATTACTGCTCTCAAGAGCGGAACCTCTTCATCGACCGGCACAGGGACGACAACTATAGAGAATGTATCGACCGAGCAGATCACTAATAACTTCGTCAACAATATCGGCTTCGTCAATAACCAGACGGGTGTAACTTCCTACGCGACTCAGCAATCCGATCTCGGGAAAATAGTCGTGCTTGATGACGCGTCGGCTATCGCGGTATCGTTGACTTCGGCTCCCGTGATCACCCTACCTTGGTATGCCACATTCATGAACCTTGGCGCTGGTACAGCTACACTCACTCCGGTCTCCGGAACGATCAGTTACGCAGGACATATAGGGGCAAGTTCTATGCCTATCGCCACAGGGCAGTTCGCGTTTGTATACTTTGATGGGACTAACTTTTGGGCGGTTCTAGGTATTTCTTCTGGCGGTGGAACAGTCCCTAATTTCGCAGATAGCGAAGTTGTTGCGGGAAGTGGTACGGCATGGACGCTGGCCCATACCCCGGTAGGTGGATGTGTTCCATTGGTCGTGGTTATGCTTCCTGCCTTCGGCGGCACCACTTTGCTTTTGGGGCAAACTCCGGGATTTACTATATCCGGTTCCAACATCACAACAACTAACAGTTACTCGGCAGGAGGGGTATTCGCGTGGTACAGGTATTGAGACTGGTATTCCTATTCGCTTTATTGTCGGGCATCGCCAGCGCACAGGTTCTTGCTCCAACTAACGGCGGCACAGGAACGAACACTCCACCCACTTCTGGGCAGGTGCTTGTCGGACAACCAAGCGGGGATTACTTGCCACTAACTGCCTCGGGAGACTGCACAATCAATTCATCGTTTGTATTCGCGTGCAGCGGAGGTAGCGCATCGCAGTTTGCTGTTGATGTAACCCAACCTCCATATAACGCGGCCTGCGATGGTTCCACAGATGACCACGTGGCGATCCAAACGGCGTTGAATGAAAACCCGGCAGTGTTCATCCCGGCAGCGTCAGGCGGCACGACGTGCAACGTTGGTACGGTAGGCGTCACTCTTTGCGCCAGTGGATTTCTGTCATACAACGCGATATACGGCAATGGTGTATTTCTAAAGTATTCTGGGTCAGGAGTGGGAGTTACGCAGAGCCCAAACTGTCTCGGCTGGCTAATTGATTCGACGTTCGTGGAGATAGCAGCGGCGAGCGGATCACCAACCGCATTTCTCCTCGGAAATAGCACAGACCTTGGCATCATAAACAACTCTGGTGACTTTGCGGATACATTGGCCGAGGGCGATTACACGTCGATTGAGTTCTTGGGTGGTCAGGTTGGGGTAAACATACACACAGGTAACGGAAGTGTGATTTTTGGCTTAGCGTCTGCACAAATACGATTGCAAGGTTCGGTGTTCGAAGGAACCATCAGTGGCACGACAATCAATAGTTCGATTGCTGAAACCATCATCGGAGGAAATGGAACAGGTACCAACACAATTACGGGCGGTAGCATCACTATCGAAAACAGTGCCTTCCAGTCGGTTGGATTGACGATCAGCGGCGCGGCTCGGGTGAAGGCGAGCAACGCATTATTTAACAGTCTGACGTTTTCGGGCAGTAGCGTAGTATTCAACGGTGACGCGGTGTTCTCCGCGCCCGGACGGCCCGCGATCACTGGAACATTCAACGGGTTGTTTTCTGCGGCGGATAGCTCTGGCATTCCGTATACCTATGTAAACGGTATTCTTGCCGGGTCGTTTCTGTACTCCGTAGCTGGAACCGCGTTGCCATCATGCACGTCCGCTCTGGCAGGTACGCAATTACAGGTATCAGACGCGACCGCTCCAACCTTTCTTGGAACCTACACCGGTTCCGGGACGGTCACATCTCCCGTCCTCTGCAATGGCGCGAATTGGGTAACGTATTGAGTAAGGCATCAAACCGAAATTTTATAGGCTTTGTGGATTGAAATCGGTGTAGAATGGCGCTGTGCCGTCCGGGAGCGCGCGCCGAGTCAATCAAAGAGAGACGGCTGTTGGTTCCCAGATTCGTCCGTGCGTTTGTACTTTGCGAGATACGCTTTCGCCTGCTTGGCCCAAACTTCGTTTTCGATGATGCCAAGTTTGAGGTTGCATCTGTTGCACAGAATCCCTCTACGGCATAAATCGCATCCTTTCTCCGGTGGACAGCAGTTATGGTTATGATCTATGTGAAATCTCTTCCCACTTATTCCAGATTCCTTGGTTCCGCAGATAGCGCATCCGCCGCCCTGTGCGGCAAGTGTCGTGTTGTACCAATTTTCGTCTACGCGGTAGTTTTTGAATCCATGTATTCGCCCATGTATTCGGTTATATCCGGGACGCTCAGCTAGCCATTTTTCGTGTTTTTGTCTAGCATATTCCGCGTTTTTTTCACGCCATTTTCTCATAGTTTCTTTGTGTGTCCCGCTAACGCGCGCCTTGGCTAGAATAGCTTCTTTGTTTTCCTGATAGTATTTTCGTTTGCTCGCTGATCGACATTTCTTGCACTGGGCACGGCGACCACCGCGACCACCCGGATTTATTTCAAAATCTATGAGGTGTTGTGGAATTTTACACTTCGTGCAGATTTTGAGAATCTCGCTTTCGGTGAGCACACCGATACAAGACGATGATCCTTCCACCGCCTTGAACCTCTCAGTTCTCTCTTCTGACCATGAACGGGAATAGGCATTAACGCAATCTTTGCACCACAAAGCCAACCCATCTTTGCTCTTCTTATTTTTATGGAAGTCGTCTACTGATTTCCGTTTTTCACAACGAGAGCAGTGCTTCTCGTCGGTGACATTTCCAGAAGCATCTGTGATGCTATCGGCGACGGAACATTCCGCTTGAGTTTCAGTCTCTTGGGGGTATAATGCGTGGTATGGGGGTGTCATGCAGGAATAGCCTCCTGTGTGGTCAGAAATGGCCGGGGCGCGAACCCCGACATCCTCAGTATACACTAGCTGAATTTGCCCGTCCGGGAGCGCGCAAACTTCTGTTGGGTATTTTTATCCAAAGGAGTTTACATGTCTTTTTGGGGTAGCCTCTTTGGGGGAAGTTCACCCCAACTAAACACGCTGATTGGTCAGTACGGGCAAATTGGTGGGAACCTAACTGGTCAGGGCCAAAAGTACACGAATCAATCTGGCGACTTTTTCTCTAGTATATTGTCGGGCGATGCCAGTAAACAGGCTCAAGTTCTGGCTCCAGAGATAAGTTCCGCTAAGACTTCAGCGCAGCAGCAAAACAAGACTAACGCTGAGTTTGGCACACGCTCGGGCGGAACTACCGCGTCCACAGCGGCAACAAATGATCGCGTCCATAGCGACATCACAAACTTGATTGGGAGCCTCACCGGTTCTTCTGCAAGCAATCTAGCCAGTCTAGGAACAACCCTCACTGGTCAAGGTCTTGGCGCATTAGGCCAAGAACAAGGAGCAGTAGCCCAGCAGATGGCCAACTGGCAAAATTCCATCCTCGGAAAAGGAATCACCGGAGCGGTGCAGGGGGCGGAAGCACTCGGTATGGGAGCGGCAGGAGGCGCGTTGCCGGGTGGTCCGGGAGCGGCGGCTGGTGCGCAAGGCGCGTTCGCATCATTTCTGAACGGTTAGTGAGGGGAGAAAATGGGAAGCTACGCGCAGGCACTTGAGCACAAGCAAGCTCTGTCTGATGAAGAGCACGAGCAGAAAGTCACCGATCTGATCGAGAACCGGAAGGCTATCCAAGCCAAACTCCCCACTCTCCTCGACGAAAAAGGAAATCCTACTCCCGAGTACGATCAGGCGATCAGCGACCTGACCGCGAACGCCCGCGATCTGAGGGAGCTTTACCATCCCGACAACCATCCGGGTGCGATTGAGCGCGTGGGTCATTTGCTGACCGACGCACTCCACATCACCAATCCGAAAGAGCGAATCGAAAAGGAAGGAGCGAAGCGAGCCGCTGGCGCTGCTGCTGACGAGCATTCAGCATTGTCGTGGGCCGGGGCTGCGCCGATCTCTCCGGGGCAGGCAACAATCGCGAACGCAAAGACCGAGAGCGCTGCTCAGTTGCAAATGATTCAAGGTAAGATGGCGAACTTAAAAAAACTCTTTCCGGATGCATCGCCGGAACAGGTCAAGGAGTGGCAGACCGAGCTTGCCGCCAGCATCACTGGCGTAAAAGACCCGACCGAGAAGTATTTCAAAGACCTCGTGACGACAAAGGACGCGCAGGGAAATGATCACTATTGGCGCGTGCCGCTCGCTGACGAACCGCCAGAGGAAGTGGATTTCAATGGCGAAAAGATGCAGCCGAAGAACCCGCCGCATCCGAGCCATTCGAAATTCAGTGAGACCGAGGCGGCGTATCGCCATGACTACGGCATTCCAGATGATCAGCCGTTGTCGATGGCGGACATCATGTTCATCAACCAGCAGACCGCGCTGTCGAGCGGAACTCCGTCTTCAACGACGACCAATACGCTGAAACAGGACATCAACGGGTGGTGGGTTCCAATCACCGAGACCAATCGGCGCGTCCCCGGTTTTGGTGTAATCCTGTCGCCTCCGCGCGGGCCACTACCACACGAGGACGCAGCGGCGCGATCAGGACAAGGCGAAAAGGCGACTCCTCCAAATTCTTCAGGTCAACCGACGACTCTCAGCGGAGTGAAAAAAAAGGCAGAAGCAATAGCTCCAAAATCTGGAGCATCGAGTGGTGGAACGCATGTTGGGAAACCGCTGTTTCCGGGACGCACGCCGGAATACACGAAGGCGATGAACGACTACGAAACGGCTGTCAAGGCAGATTCGATGGCGAAAGAGGCGCTCACATCGCATGAAGCTGTTCAGCAACGCAACTTGGCGATCAACCTGATTCGCACGATGGCTGGTCGCGTCAATATGCAGGAATACCAGCAATACACAACCAAGATGGGTGTCGAGAATACGATTGAAGGGTTGATCCTCGGCATTCAGAATGGTCAAATGCCTCCGGGAATCGTAAAACAACTCGCTGACACCGCAGCAGCCAATCTGAAGGCTTCAAAGGTTGCCCTCGACACTTTGAAGAACATGCAGGGACAGCAAGGCTCAGGGGATCAAACGAACCCAGACATCGACGCGATCATCAACTCGCTAAACAAAGCACACACTCCGGCACCGGCAAATCACTAATGGCACAAGACCTCACTCCCGATCAGGCAATCGAACAGCTTCGGAAACTTCCCGAGGATCAGCAGAGGCTCGTTCTCGGTAAGTTGACGCCTGACGCCCTCAAGGCCGTTCGCCAGAAACTCGAAGGTCCTCCCGTCGACTGGACTGCAAATCCAAAAAGTGAAGGCACGTACAAGATGACTACGAATGGCACAGACTTTATCGGTGTGCCGTATTCGAAAGTTCTTGATGCGTGGAAGGCCGGATACAAGATCGACGATGAAGATCAAATGCGGTTTGGAAAAGACAAGAACGAAGAGACGATGAAGCAGCGGAGAGAGCATCCGATGAATGAATCGCACTTCGCTCCTGCTCCCGTCGCTACCGCTCCGCCTGCGCCCGGTACACCGCTTCCGAAAGCAGACTTCCCAGAATCAGTCAGCGGCGATCAGCATGTCTTACCGGCAGCGGGTTTCTGGGAAACGGCGCGTAACGGTGTCGGTACATGGAGCCAGCCAGAAGAAAATGCCAAGTGGACCAACTTCGCCAAGCGGCTCGGTGCGGACCTGTTCGGCATAGCAGACTTTCCTGTTGAAGCTACACAAGCTTTGATGGATTCGATGTCGGACAATCCCAATGTGAGCGCTCCTGCAATGGATCAGCTTGCGCAGATGTTTACGCCGGAGATGGCGGTACAGCGCGTTCAGGAGTTCAAACAGGAGTGGAAGAAGAACAAAAACGATGCGATGAATAATGCAGCGGCGGATTCTCTCGCGTTGTTTCTTGCCCACAAACTCGGAAAGGCTGCGGGCGCGGCCAAGTCGCTCGCGGTTGGCGACGAAGCGGCCAGAACGGCGATCCGCGATCAGCTTGATATGCCGCAGAGGATCGAGAGGACCGTCAAGAAATTCGGCGATGAGTCCGAAAAGGCGCGGAATGATCTGCGCGCGGCGCGGCAGGCTACCGCTCAGGAAAATGTCGAGACGATCCGAAAGCACAATGAGGCGAAGCAAGAGATAGAAGAGAAGAATGAGGCCACGCTGCGCGAAGAGAAGAACCGAGTAGATACTCAGCAAAAACTCGATACCGCGTCGAAGGAACTCGACGAAAAGATCAACGCCGCAGAGAAGAAAGCAGAAGACGAGGACAACGCTGCGTGGGAACCTGTTCATTCCACTCTCGACGCGAGGGAAGGCGACATAAGTGAACTGAGGCAAACTGTCGAGCGAGAGAAAAAGAACGCCGATCCAGCTACTTCAGCTATTTTTAATAGTATTCTTCGTGAAGATGAACCGGAAACGGGTGGCGGTACTGGCGGCATACAGAGGGACGTGAATGGAAACCCGATCATCAACGGCCAAGTCCGAAAAGTTGTCTCCCAAGGTTATGAGTTACCGGTTACAAACCCGCAGTACGCGAAAGCTTACAAAGCTTTATATGGAGAGGAGCCGCCTCCGTTAGGAGAAGCACAGCCAGCGGTAGGACAGAAACTCATTGTCAATGGGAAGGAAGTTCCCACTTCAGACCCGAATTACGCCGCTCTCTACGAAAAGCAATACGGCCATCCTCCTCCGCTCAATGCAGGCGGGGGAACAAAAGGCGTTTTCTCCAGATTGCAGCGGTGGTATACATTCATCTCCAATCAGCTTTACTCCGGAGGTGGCAGGATGGAAGCGGGGAAATACAACGCCCTGCGCTCCGTTCTCAACTCCATCGACGGAGCCATGCAAAAAATCGCCAAGGACGCGGGGGATGTTCCCGATCCGTCCGATCCGAATAAGAAGGTACCAGCGACAAGCCTTCTCGAAAATGCCCGGAAAGTTCACCAGCAGAGGATGGAGGCATTCTCTGACAGGCCGACCGAACCGGGCACTGTGGCTAACTATGTCAGGTCCAAGGTGACTCCGAGCTTCACGAAGAATGTGAGGCTGGAGGCATATTTGACGAAACTCGGCGCATACGATCCATCGATTCCAAAATTGGCGAATCACATCGACAATCTGGGGCAGGGATTGAAGAAACTCCCTGATAAGGGACCTGTGCGCGACAGGCTTCAAACCCCGCCGCCATCGCCGACAGCAATGGGAGGCACCGGCCCTGAGCACCCGGTCGCCGCAGCCGCGAACATCCCGAGCAACCCACTGCCAAAGGAAGGTGGGCCGGTGCCGTTCGGAGAAAAGAAGGCGGTAGGGGAAAAGCCGGACATCGCAAAAATCAATCAAGAGAATATCGATTATCTTAACGATGCTCTGCGCCGCTACGGTAGGGTGGGTCCGTGGGTGGTGCGCTTGCTTTCCGGTGGGCTCGTCCAGCATCTTCTCCACGGCGAGACGAGTTCATTCAGCGGTGGTCTGATGTTTGGGCAGGCCGTAGTCACCTTGGTGACGAGCATTCTTCGCCGAGAAAGTGCTTTGGAGTGGCTGGCTCGCCCATCTGAAGAAGATTTGAAAGTGATCGCGAAACTGCCCCCAGAGGACGCGGCGAGATTGAGAGAAGCATTCAAGGCTCTTGCGCGCGAGGAGATCAATCAGGACCCAAAGAAGGCGTCGATCAAGATCGCCCCAGCAGCAGCGGTGTTCCTCGGCACGCAGAGCATTCAGCAGCAGTCGTTAGATCAGATCAAGAAGGAAGCCGAGCAGCTACAGTCACAAGAGGCTCCCGGCCCGCAGTCATCGGCTAAGCCGGTTTGGAGCCACGAATTCGATCCCGTGTCTGGTAACATCGTGGCAGTTTAGCCATGCCCGATCCTCAGCACAAACTCGTCAAGGTAGACGACTCGATCATCAAGTTTCCGGGTGACATGCCCGACGCTGATGTGGCTGCGGTCATCAAGAAATTTACCTCCTCTCCCGACTACAAAAAGCAGACACACACCAAAAACCAGATGCCATCGGGGATCACGACGGAGGAGTCTGAGCACAAAAGACTCACCGGCAACGTGCCGACCGTCACGCCGGACTGGAACACGGTGCGTCAGGCCGTCTACAAGGCCACAGAGCCCACTCTTCCGAACCCGAATACCAAGCCGGTCGACAACAGCGTAAAAGCGAACGTAGACGCCGCGTGGAACGCAGGAGCAAACGCAGCGAACGTGGGAGGAAACATCGCCAAGCGCGCGGGGCGCGTGATCTTTGGCGCGGTGGATATGGCTCCGCAGATGTTCTCGATCCTGTCGAAGCTGGGATCGCCGGACGACAAGGTTTCACAGCAGGCCGAGACGGACTTGCTCAACTTCCATCCGGGCGCACAGATCGCGGACCGTCTGAAAGAGGCTGTCCACGACTGGCGGAAGTCGAAGAGTCTTGCGGCAGAGAACGCGTTGGGGGATGTGCTTGGATTCTTCCTGCTCGACAAAGCAGGAAAGGTTCTGCCGGAAGAGAGGATCAAGCAACTCAACGCGGAAGGCGTGGTGCTTCCTCCGGAGGCAAAGCCAAAAGCTCCAGCATCGATGCCGGGACAGCCACCGACGATTGAGGGAACATTTGAGCGCGCCGCGCCGAAGCAGGTTGTGCCGGTCGAAGCGGCTGCAAAGCAAACAAGAAACACGCCGCCCAATCTGGAGGATGTGAAGGCGGCGGCGGAGAAACTCAAGCTGCCTGAGACGAATCCTCCAGCCGCGCCGCCGTCACTCGCCGACATCAAAGCCAAGGCAGAAGCGGTAAAGGCATCCAAGCCGGAGATCGCGCCGAAGCCTGCACCGCAGCCAGTGGCGGCTCAACCTGCCACAGCGCCGCCCAAAGTCGAAACTCCGAAGCCAGCGCCAAAAGAGGAACCTAAAACTACCAAGTACAAATACGGCAACACGCAAGCCGACATCCCGCAAGACTCCGACGCAGGTAAAGCTCTCGCGACCGCCCGCACCCAGATCGACAAGAACGACCTGATGCCGTCAACCAACACGACAGATGGAAGCGGTCTTGAAGAAAACGCGCACATCACCGTGCGCTATGGAATTGACGGCGAGGACACGGCAGGAATCAAGGCATATTTGGAAAAGCAGGCACCGTTTGAGGCCACATTGGGCAAGACGACTGCCTTCCCGCCAAGCGAGCACAGCGATGGTGGAGCGCCCATCGTGGTGAACATCGAATCTCCAGAACTGCACAGGATGGAGAAGGAGATTGACGCACATGGCAACTTCACCGAGCGGTCGTTCCCCGAATATAAGCCACATGCAACGCTCGCATACGTGAAACCGGAGGCCGCGCAAAAGTATGTGGGCATGAAGGATACGGAGGGAAAGAAGTTCACCGTCAACTCCGTCTCGATCAGCAACAAGGATGGGTCTATCGAGGAAGTGCCGCTCAAGGGAACTCCAGATCGAAGAGGCTCGGTAAGAGAAACGCAGGATCGCCGTCAGGATGCTGGGCAGCGCAAGCGCATCGCGGAAATGAATGCCGACGAGATGCGAAAAATTCTCTTGACAAGCGATGTGGTCGATCTTCCAAATAGAAGAGCGTTCAACGAAGCTGAGCTTGACCATCCTTCCCCAGCCGTCGCCAGATCAGACGCCGATGCTCTAAAGGCATTTAACGACAAGTTCGGATATGCCAATGGAGATGCGCTGCTCAGAGCAAAAGCTGATGCACTGAAGCAGGCTGGGCTCGAAGCCTACCACGAAAAAGGTGATGAGTTTCTTTTCCGTGGGCAGTCTGGTGAAGAGTTGCAAAATAAGCTCGATGCCGCACGTGATATTCTCCGGAACACCGTATTCGATGTGACCTTGGATGATGGGACAAAGCTACAACTGAAGGGAGTAGATTTCAGCTATGGAACAGGAAAAGACCTCAGCGAAGCCGAATCCAACCAGCACGCCCACAAACAGCAGCGAGAGGAAGCTGGAGAACGGAAGCGTGGTGAGCTTGTCGGACTTACTGAAGTTGGAGCCGGGAAGAATTAAGAGTGTGACCTTGCACACGGAGACGCCACATGCTTGAAATCGACACTGGACTCTTCGTTGATCCTTGGGAGGTAGCGGTGGTGAAGGCGGTTGGCAAAGGACAGTGCGCGATCTTCATGAAAGGCGCGTCGCCGGTCGATGGCGGGTTCCTCATCGAAAAGGATGCTTTGGAAGCGGCGACGGACGTGGTTGAGGCTCGTCGCGATGACGATGACGAAGAGCCTGACGAGGACCAAGACGAAGAGACCGAAGAAGAGGATGATGACGACTAGTGGACAGTCCCACCCTGCTGACCCATTATGAGCATTGTCGTTTGGATGGCTGGTGGAGCCGCGACTGGGAGCGACGGAAACTCGAACCGAACCAAATGCTTCGGGTTGGTCTCAGAATCGGGTTGACTTCGACACGACCCGATTTTGGCCAACATGCCGGTGAGCACTGCTATACCCTCGGTGCCGATCCCGGACTCGAATCCAAGGAATACGATTTGCACGCTCAAACGGTCCACGTCGCTGCTCTGGCGGACGTGATTTCTCATGCCGTGCGCCGCGCCACAGAACCGCCATGGAGCGTAGCGGAGCCGGTTAGGCTAGGAGATGGCCCATACTGGCATCCAGCGGCCTTCCTAAGCCCTACTAACGATTTTCTGAGACGCGTGGTGCTCGTTACCGCATGGAACGATGACCGGCACTACCACGAGGCGAGGAGCTTCTTTTCACTCGGCGAAGTGTGCGTCTACGGACTCCCTCTACAAGAGGCCGTGATCGTTTTGGGAGCCAGCAGGGATGGCAAACGCCACGGCCCACTCTCAAAAGGAATCCTCCACCCCAGAAGCAAGCAACTACGCTTCCGAAAAAAGAACGACGTGAAGGTGCCATTCAAGGACTCTTGGGTCCCGATCTGGAGAGAGGATCGGGACGAAATCAGCACGCATGATTGGCTTCAGGCGATGCACGATGACGGAATTCTGGCCGACCATTGTTTCAGTGTGACCATTCCAGTTCCGGAGCGGCAGGCGAGACAGAAGATCGTCGATCTTATCGGAAGAAAACTCGATACTTTGATGGAAATGAGGGAACAACCGGAAGGTTGTCTTTCAGTCTGCGACTGGCCTACGCCGTGCTCGCATCGAGGGCACTGCCACTCCGGTAACCAGCCAAGCGGAAAGTATGGGTTCGTGCAGATAGGCTAACCGAGAAAAGCTTTGGAGTTGATCAGCACGCCGTCTAAGTGGTCATTTTCGTGCAGAAAGACTCTCGCCAGCCAGCCGGTCAGTTCGCACTCAAACTTGGTTCCGTCCTCTTTCTGAGCAATAAAGGAAACCTTTGAGGGACGCACCACGCGCGCGAAGAATCCCGGCAAGCTGAGGCATCCTTCTTCCGCTATGCGAACGTCGCATGTCTCCGCGATCCCTTCAGGATTGATGAACACCATAGGATCGTTCGGATCATCTTCTCTATGGAAGCCGATGACGAAGACGCGCTTGTTGACGCCGATCTGTGGAGCAGCGAGGCCAACTCCCTGCGCGGCGTACATCGTTTCGAACATGTCAGCGATCAAAGTTCTCAGATCATCGTCGAATGCGGTGACGGGCTCGCACACCGTGCTCAGGATCGAATTGGGATAGGTGACGATTTCTCGGATGCTCATGCCAGCGGCTCGTCTCCGGGTCTCATAATTTTCGTTCCATCCAGCACCGATAAGACGCCGTTTCGCTTCGCCAATTCCTGATTGATCAGAGCCACGACGATCTTCCAAAAGCGCTTTACCGAGTGAGATGCCATCGTTTCGTGACGCAGGTCGTGAGCGTAGGCTTCTCGCAGGTGGACAAGTTCGTCGTCGGTGACTTCGGAGAGGTTCATTCCTTGTCTCCGGTTTCATCTTTCGGCGAGGCGTTCGGCTGCGGTTCGAAGAAATATTTTCCCGCCGCATCGGCGCACGATTTCATCGCCTTATACGCCTGCTTCGCCTTTTCAGTGTTCATCATGTCGAGATGGGCATGGAGGTCTCGTTCGAATAGTGTGTGGTGCATCGTCATGAGCGCGACTCGGGCGTAATCCTCCGGCGTTGGGGGAGAACCACGATGCGGTCCAGTGTCGTCCACGTAGCCTCCGGGAAGTAAGCGGTAGCGGTAGGTCATCTCAAAATCCTTCGATCAAGACAGGTGCCTCGTCGGGCATCACGATTTGCAGGTTGCTCGGCGTCAAGAAAGCGCCGCGCGGCATCAGGAGTTGCATTACCACATCTGCGCCCGCAGCCACAGATGCCCTTTCCGCGTCATCTAGTCGCCACCGGCTCACCACGGTGCGCGAGTTGGCGTTGTCAACGTACACCGCTGGCAATGGAACGTATTCTTTTTGTTCCTTTGCGTAGACCACTTCAATCGGCTCACTTCCCGGCATCACAGGGCTAACGGGTTCCATCGGCCACCTTCCGTCTCTCCTCGCATGAGCACTCTTCCACCTTTCCAAATGGCATACCCGGCACCAGATGCACCTCGACTCCGATGACCGGCGCAATGTGAGGATCGATGAACGTTCTGCCGCCGTCTGTCGTGTAGAGATTGATCCCGAGCGCGTTCAATGTCTCCGGGCTCATATCTGCGCCGTGCAGGAATTTGAGAGGCTCAGAAAACAAAATATCGAACTTGATCTTCGCCTGTTGTAGGTCCGCGAGCGTGAGGGGCGCGAGCACCTCCCCGACAAGAGCATTACTGGCCACGGCCCCGTTGAACAGCCCCGTCATGGCGTCTTGGCTGGCGAAGAACTCCTCGCGCTCGGCAATCGTCCACCCGCGCTCGCTGGGCGGGTTCTGGTTTGGCTCCGTCATCGCCACTCCCCATCTCCGCTAGGACGTCTTGGCTGATCCTCGGTGGGAACGTAGTCAAGGTCCGCCGCTCCGCCCATGGCTGTGTTTGGAATCAGCGGACCCGGCGCAGGCATCGTTCCCGGCACCGGAGCCCCGTTGGTTCGAAACAGCGCCGGATCGATGCTGGGCGGGAGCGCGGGATCGCCCCCCGGCTGCATGGGCACAGGAGTCATCACTGGATAGGTTGACCCGTCCTGTAGGGGGTAGCTCTGCATGGATGCCGGATCGATCATTGGATTCCCGCCGAGCGCCCGGATCACGCTGACCAGCGATGGAATCTCGGCATTCAACGCGGCCACGCGGCCCATGTACTCCGCCCGCTGTTTGATCGCCTCCGCGAGGCGTTTCTCCGCGTAGGAACTGGCTCCTTTGAAGGCCTTCGGCATCGGTACGGTGCTCTGGCGTCTCCGGGTGAGTGCTGGCCGGGGAGCGGGCTCAGGAGCGACTGGAGCGGGCGGATCGACGGGGGGAACCGGAGCGGCTGCGGCGACTTCTTTGGCCTTCTTCGCCTTGTCCCACCGTGCCTTTGAAGCGGCGGCGGCAATGCTTTTGCGTTGTTCCGGGGTCAGCTTTTCTTTTCTAGCTCGCCCACCCTCCGAACCGTGATTCTCATCCATGGGGATTCCTCAAGTGCAAGCATCGAATCTAGCACTGCAAGCATGAAAGTGCAAGGATTGATTTTAGCGGTTGAAAGGGGTGAGGAACTTTTCGCGCCCAACGTCGCCGCCCCATTTTTGGGAATAGTAGTAAAGATATAGCGGGAATGTCACTGAATTCACAAACTTTCGCATTGGATCGCTGTTAATCGTCGCGCTGCCTTCGTGCTTCACGTCTGTCAGGTTCGTGTCGATACATTCCCATCCTGCCAACCTGACGCGACGATAGTAGTCGTTATCCGTTGCGTACTGCGGCAAATTCACATCCCACTCTCCCACCACATCGATCAGATCGGTGTTGAGCGCGCACATGGTGTCGTAGTGCGTGAACAAGACTCCCCATTTGCGGCCATCTGCTGTGGACTTTCGCGCGAAGTCGAGTAGCCCTTGAGCCACACCGGGTCCAGCTTCGGCATCATTGTGCATCCAAATGCATACTTTCTGGCTGCGCTCTCGGGTGAGCCGCATGATCCAGTTGAAGGTTTGTGAGCAGGAGAGCGGAACAGGAGGACGTAAAACGTCGCCCCACCAATAAGAACCTTTTTGTAGTCCGTTTGGAGAGTTGTCGATGATTGTCAGATTCTCGTGATATTCGGGAATCGAATCGACCGCTTTAGCTAACAGGTCTTCGCGTACCACGTGCGGAACGAATGCGCTGAAATCGCTCATTATTGCCTCCTTACGGTGTGTTTGGCGTGCTAACATTAGATAATGACAAACGACAAAAAGCACTGCTCGAAATGCCGTCAAGAAAAATCACTGGGGAACGACTTTTATCGATCCGCCAAGAGCCCTGATGGTAGATCGAGCCAATGCAAAATTTGCTCAAATGAGACAACAAAAGCATGGAACGCGAAAAATCGAAGCAAGGTTGCGGAGAAATGTGCGCGCTATAGAAAAAGACATCCGGAGCGCGTAAAAGCATCCCAAAAAAAATTCAAAGAGGCACACCCAGAAAGATCGGAAGAAATAAAGAGACGTTCTTACCAAAAGCACCGTGCGAAAAACAAAGAAAGATTGAGATTGGTCTACCAAGAAAACCGCGAAAAGATAGTGGAGCGTGCTTGCCAATGGCAACGAGATAATCCCGATAAGGTGGCTGATCGTCAACGTCGTAGACATGCCCGTCTGTTGATGGCTCCAGTGAATGATCTTACCCACGCGCAGTGGCTCGATATACAACTTGCCTACGATCACCGCTGCGCATATTGCGGTAAAAAGAGAAAAGGGAAACTTACACAGGAGCACATCACGCCTCTCAGTAAAGGCGGGAGTCACACACTGTCTAATGTCGTACCAGCTTGTCAATCGTGCAACTCCAAGAAACACACGGGGCCACCCCTGTGCCCTGTGCAGCCGCTCCTCATTACGGTTTCGACGTGAGTTCACTTGCTGCTCCTCAAGATGTTTGCTGGTAATCGCTGGCCCATAGAGTGCTCAAAGTTTATCGCAGCGGCGGAAGTTGGATATGGGATACCGAGTTTCGATCTTACATCCGCCTCCACATCATCCCGTAAGGAGACGAGTTTCTGGCGATCAATATAGTCTGTCCATACAAAGGCATGATATTCGCCGGGTATGCCTTTATAGTAGGCAAGTTCTTTCGTGTAATCTACATTCTCGGAGTACAGTTTGTCGCCGTGAGTCTCGTAGACGTACACAGGCTCTTCAAGACAAACCGATTCATCAAAATAAGGCGTGCCGGGGAACAGGGTGATGATAGTACAGTCAAAATCGTCTGGCTTCTCGTCGAGTAGCCAATCGCGAGTCGCTATGATCGTCTCCTCGCTCTCCGCTGGGTGCCCGAAACTCATCAATGCTTTTACTTTCAGTCCGTGCTTATGAGCGGTTCGGAGCATTCGCGTGTTATCTTCGCGCGTAGCGACCTTGGCAATGTTTCTAAGTATACGGGGATGTGCAGATTCAAAGCCGCAAAGCAGCCAACGGAACCCAGCCGCGTACATTGCTTCTGCTTGCTCTTCATTGAATAACTCCGCCTTGACAAAACCACGTAGTCTCCAGTCGATGCCGGTATCTTTGATTTTCTTGCAGAGCGCGACGAGACCACGATTGACATTAAGCTCATCGTCATAATTCATTAGCCCAGTAATACCGTATGTCTTATTGAGGTATAGCATTTCGGCAATCACGTTATCGGCTGTGCGCGTTCTAATCTGACGCAGCATAGGAGAGTTTCTCCCACCACAGAACGAACAATGGTATGGGCAACCCAACTGGTTTATTATTGATGTACTTACACGGCCATCTATCTGGTAGTGATAACTCCAGAAATCGATTAGATGCCTAGCTGGCCACGGACTCTCAGTGAAGTCTTTGGATGTTTGCCAGAGAGGAGATTTGGGATCGTCGGCGTCCACTAATCCTTTTGGTACGTGGAGAGCTTCGAAGATGGCTTTTTCTCCGTCGCCAGCGACGACGACATCGAAATTGTTTAGGAGTTCAGCCAAAGCCTTCTTAGCTCGTTCGTTTCCGCGCTTCGCCGCCGCATGGACGAGAGTTGCATGAGGACCGCCAAGAATTGTCTTGCTCGCCGATGACAACACTCTTCGCACACGAATCGCTGCCGGTATCTGCGGGGTCGTGGATGTAAAGCAGAAAACGGCATGTTGCTCGGAGTAATCCTTGGCTGCTTCCTCATAATTTTTGACTCCAGTCAAATCCAAGTGGTCAACGACGTACCCAGCGCCCTCCAGAACCGCACCGACTTTCAGAATCCCGAGCGAGCAAAAAATTCTCTCGTCTATGAGAAAGTTTGATGGCGGAGTTACGAGGCAGACGCGCATGGCTTCCTCCAAACAGTCATTCGCTCTGCTTCTGAAAGCAGTTTCCAATTCGCTGACTTCACGAATTGATCAAGACATGCGGCGACTTCGTGGTAGTCACTGTCGTGGACCGCGAGCACTCCGCTGGGCTTCAGGAATGGAATCCAATTTGCAAAATCGCGGCCTACCTGCGGAGCGTAATGCCACCCATCGATGTAGAGAAAATCGATAGGAAGATTCCACTTTGACGCCACCAAGTCGGTAGGCATTTTGTGATAGGTGAACGGGACTTCGAGGAAATGATTCACGATGAGGTTCCAAAACGCATACGTCGCATGTTTCGGTTCCCAGAGGAGAGCGTCAACGAGGTGAATATCGAGGTCGAGGTCTT